GTGCGCGTTTGTCGTCGCGTCGCAGATCGGGACCGACCCCCGATGAAACTCGGGGGGGGGATGGGGTCATCCCTTGCGGCGCGCTTCGTTCGCTCGACGCGCGTTGCAGGATCGATGGGCGGCCAGCAGGGGGGATGCCGGGTCGCCTGGCTGGACGTGGTCGGCTTGCCAGGGATCGCCGGGCCGTGCCCCCTCCCCGCAGATCCAGCAGGCGCTCGCGTTGTCGCGGACTTCCTTGGCTCGACGTCGGTAGTCGGCGTTGCCGTAGAGGGATCGCTTGGCGGCGCTCCACGGTGCTGCTGGTGGTCGGCAGGCTGGGCAGCGGCTGCCCTGGGTGGGCTGGCCGCACCTCAGACAGGGCTTCACCGGGTCTCGGGGGGTCCTACAACGCGGGTACTGCGCTGGGGCCTGGCTTGCGTGGCCTGCAGGATGCGCTCCGCAATGGCTTCGCGGTCGTCTGCTGTGAGGTCGTAGTCGTCGAGGATCTGGTGGATGTGCGTCGACATGACCCAGTCCAATGAAGAAGCCCCGCTGGTGGGCGGGGCTGAAGACAAGACAACCGAGGTATCACTCATGCTATGACACGGACGTGACATTCGCAAGGCCCAGTCCTCAAGGTCGTCCAGGTTGATGCGTCGCTGGCCGTTGACGAGGGACGACGGCATCCCGGCTGCCATCCATCGTCGGATCGTGCGCTCGCTGACGTTCGCGGCCACTGCAGCAGTGGGGACGTCGATCACGGGTGCGCCAGGTCGGCGAGCATCTCGTTGATCGCACCGGCCGGGTCCGGCTCGGCGAGGGACTCTCGAGCCTCCAGCAGTGCGCTGAGGTAGCCGCGCGAGTACGCGGCGCGGAGCTGCTCGCAGATGCAGGTCTGGGAGCCGACAGTCCTCCCGGCTCTCAGCCTCTTCTCAACCGGGCACTCAGGTTCATGCATCGTCATAACAACTCGCTCAAGAGGTGGAAGGCGCCGACAAAGATCATGGCGAACACCACGAGGAGGGCCCAGAGCGCGAGGACCGCCAGGATCGCGTAGATAGCCCGAGACTCGAACACGAAATCAAAGAACCGATCCCAAATGCTCATAGGACGATCACCGACGGCCGGTTCTCCGTGCAGCAGAGGTCGTAGAGGGCGGCGGCGTGCTTGAGGATGCAGTCCCAGCTGCAGAAGTGCAGGTTCCGCTTGCCCCAGTAGACAGTGAGGAAGTCGAGGACCATCGTGCCCCGGCCCCAGGTGTCGCAGGTGTCGCAATGAATGGCCATGCTCATGGCTTCTCCCGTAGTGCGTCGATAGCGGCGAGGGCGTCGGCTGCTGAGATTTGGCCGTGGGTGTACTTGTCCAGCCCATCCACCGCTTCTCGTGCAGCCGTCAGGCCAGCAGCAAAGCCGTCCTGCCAGTCGATCCCTTCGACCAGCAGGGCAGCGATCTTGTTTGCTACCCGCTGCTCGCAGGCGCGGAGCATTTCGCAGTAATCGCACTTTTCTAGCGGGTGCTTTGGATACCGTTCATCAAGCATCGGGCACTCGGGCAGGTGGTCGGTCATGGCTTCTAACGGTTCCTTCCCTCATTGGCGATCTCGCTGGTGACCAGGATCAGGAAGTCCTGGGCGGCCTGGACCCTTGCCTTCTGCTCGGGTGTCATCCGGCCCTGCCTGGCCGGCGTGGCCTTGACGTAGGCCCGCTCGGCGACTTTGCGCATCCGTCGGCGCTCGTCCTGCCGCACCTTGAAGTACTCATTGCACCGGCAGTCCGGGTTGAGCTTTGTGGAGTAGTGGACGGCCTTGCACATCGGGTCGGTCATGCTGTGCGGCTCCTTGGCGGCTCGATGTCGGCCCAGGCGAGGTCGGTCGGCAGTTTTCGGATCGCGTCGACGGTGATCCATCTGGCCGGGTCGGCGTTGTCGACGTCGTGCGCCTGGTGCTCGATGAGGGTGCGGTCGACCAGGGTCCACTGCGGGCTCCCGGTCCACAGTGCCGACAGGTCCTGCTTCCAGACGGCCAGGCCGGGATGGTGCGCGTAGTCGGCTCTCGTCGGGTACGGCGAGAGGAAGTCGACGATGACGAGGTGACCGCCGGGCCGCAGGATCTTGTCGACTGCGGCGGCCAGGCGCAGGGACTGGGATCGGTGCAGCAAGTAGGCGAAGAAGCCGAGGATGACCAGGTCGAAGGCGGCTTCGCTCAACTGCTCCATGCTGAACGGCGCGATGCCGTGCCGCACCGGCACGCTGGCTTGCTTGACCGCTGACGCGCTGGCGTCGATCCCCTGCACCCGGCAGCCGTACTTGGCCTGCATCCACTGCAGTCGCCAGCCGTCCGATGCACCGGCCTCGAAGGCGTCGAGAATCGGCGTGTGCCGGTGGATGCGGTCGAGGGTCTCCTCGATGGGGTCGGGGTGCTGGTGGTGCTGCCCGTTGTTGCGGGTCCAGTAAGCCTCGGAATCCTGCTGCAGTGCCTGCCAGTCCATTTCATGCCTTCCGGTACTCGTGGCCTTCGAGGGCCAGGTTGATGAACGGATTCACGCTGGTCACGGTCACGCCGAAGCGCTCCCAGAGCTGCTGCTTGACGAGGGCGGTCTGCGCGCTGAACGTGGACCAGAGGTGCGAGTCGTCGTCCCTGCCGTGGCCTTCGGAGTCGCGGCGGTAGCCGTCGACCCTGCCTGATCCGCCGATCCAGCCGCAGTCGTGCCCGGCGAGGATCACGTTTCGCGCGCCCAAGTGCATCGCCCAGTGCATGGCGGTCGTGATGGTGGAGAAGGTCACGAGGAACTTGCCGGCCTCGGGCCATTGGCCGTCCCAGCGCTCACAGAGGTTCTGCTCGTGGTCGAGCACGATCCACGGCCCCGGCTCGATCTGCGGCTGGTTGACATCGCCTCGGTCGTGCCGGGTGACGACGATTCGGCTGGCCGGGAAGCGCTCGGCGTACTCGCGAGCGTGATGGTGGTACTTGGTGACGAGGTAGTCCGGCTTGATGCCGCGCAGCGTGCAGCCGTGATTCGTGGAGACGATGACCTTGCCTTGCCAGAAGTCGAGCGGGATGTGCTGCAGGCTCGGGCCGCTGCCGAGGACGTAGATGTCTAGTCCCATGTGTTCAGCCGCCTCTTGTCTAGGTCCCAGCCAGCCGAGTAGTCGCCCCGCTGCCGCTTGAACACGTGCGTGACGGCGTTCGTGGAGAAGGAGGCGTCGTTCCGCTTGCGGTACTCGCCTGCCGTCAGGGTGCTGGAGTTCTCGTGCTCGACGTGGACGTCGCCGTGATGCACGTCGACCTGATGATGGTGGCACCGCCAGGCGTAGTCGTCGTCCTCGAAGTACGCCGGGTGGAAGCGCTCGTCGAAGAGTCCGACCTTGCGGATCACGTCCTCGCCGATGGTGAAGCATGACCACGGCGGCCTGGCGGCTGACAGGACCACGGCGTCGAGGCGAGCCTCCTCGGCCAGCCTGGCCAGCGCTCCCGGCGGGAACGAGGCGTCGAAGTTGACGATGAGCCACCAGGGAGCGAACGGCGTGGCCTTCATGCCGAGATTCCACGATCCGGCGACGCCCAGGTTGGCCGGCATCGAGATCAGGCTTGAGCGATGGACGTGCTCGCTGAATGGCGCGCGGTCCATGACCTGGCCGTTGTCGATGACGACGAGGTGGTCGACGGGGTGGTCGATGGACTGCACGAGCCGATCGAGGAGCTCGTGCCTGGCGAGTACGGGGACGATCATGGCTGGGATCACTTGGGGCTCCTGATCTTGCGGCCGAGTGTCAGCCACTTGTCTGCGGTCCATGCGTGCGTCGGATAGCCGTCCTCGACCGGCGACTGATCGCAGACGACCTCGTGCGGCAGCAGGCTGTCTGCTGGCCGGATGTGCGCGATCAGCGTCCCGGCGCACTCGGGACACGGGCCGACGGCGAACCGCCGCACCGGGTTCGGGTCGAGCAGGCTCCTGCTCGTCTCCCACACGCCGATCAGGTCCAGTGCGTGCTGGTGTCCCCACGGCTGCCGGAGGGACCAGTCCAGGTGCGCCGACAGGAACGCGCAGACGTGGCCGATGGTGTCCTGCGGCGCGTGGACCTGCCGCTCCTCGATGACGACCCTGGCCCAGGTGCTGGTGGTGTTGCGCATGTCCGAGCGGCACGCGACGACGCGATGGTCGAGGTTGAGCCCTGGGTCCATCGTGTGGGTCGGGATGCTGCCGAGTCCCTGGCCGGTCGGCTGCAGCCTGGCGGCGAGTGCGTAGTACGCCTGCGGGATCGACTCGACGGCCTTCCTGGCCCGGGTCGCGTGCCAGCGGCAGAGCCGTCCCACGGTGGACTCGGCTGGCTCGGCGTGGACGAGAGGACAGGTGCTCATGCGGCGAGCCCTTCCTTGATGAGGTCCCGCTCCCACCAGTAGCCGCCCTTGGACGGCGACTTGATGCGCGTCGGCCAGTGCGTCTCGTCGCGGCCCCCGCGCCAGCGCTCGACCCGAGCGGAGCGCCCGCAGGAGCGGCAGTCGTCGGCCTCGTGGGTGCACTTGACCTGCCGGAACCCGATGCCCTGAGCGGCCCAGCGGCGCATGGCGCTCGACCCGATGGGACGCAGGGAGCGCCTGCCGTCCGGCCCCTCGTTGCCGATGTGGTGCTCGATGACGACGGCGACCCCGTCGGCCATGACCTGCTCCAGTGGCTGCTGCCATAGCCGGGTGGCGTCCTCGTCCATGTAGCCCTTGGACGTGCAGCGGTACAGCGGCCCGATCACCAGCAGGGTCGGTCGGTGCGCGCGGATGAGGCCACGCAGGTACGCCTGGTCGGCGTGGTCGGTGAGGTCCATGCCGTGCTGGCTGCTGTGGACGTAGACCCGCGAGCCGGTTGCGCCTGACACGTCCACGAATCGGCTGGCATAGCCGGACACGGACGCGAGCTGCCGCTGCACCTGCCTGCCGGTGTACTCGCAGTCGACGATCAAGGCCCGCTGCGGGGCGTAGTCCAGGCTGCGGTCGTAGGGGTCGAAGGGGTCGATGCCGAGCGCTGCAGACAGCGCGAGTTGCCGGAGGAAGACGGACTTGCCCATGCCCTCGGTCGCGGTGACCATCAGGGACGTGGCGGCTGGCAGCAGGTTGGGGATGCACCACTCGGCGTCGGGGAAGTCCAGGCGCATGAAGTCAGCCATCGTCGTCGCCGAGGCGGCGGTGTTGCCCTGGTCGAGCCTCGCGAGCCGGTCTGACTCGGCCCTGGCGTACTCCAGCGCAACAGACGGGTCGGTCGTCTGCGCCATGTGCTGAAGCCGTGCGCCGAACGTCTCCAGGTCCCGCTGCAGGTAGCGGCGTGCCAGCAGGCTGAACCGCGATAGCGGGTCGAGGACACCGGCCCCGGCCTGGTAGGCGTCGAAGACCTGGGTCGCGCCGCACTTGCTGCCGAGGCCGTTGACACGGAGGTACTCGGCGACCGTCGTCGGGGACACGTCCATGCCCTTGCCGATCATGGCGTCGATGCCCTGCGCCAGGGTCATGCGCCAGGACGTGAACTGCTCCGGGCGCACCTGGTCGAAGAGCGAGGCGGCGAGTGCCGGGTTCGCCAGGACGCAGCCGAGCGCCTCGGCTTCGACCTCAGCGAGGATGTCGGCGCTCATAGCGCGCACCCGTCCTTGTCCCACAGGCGGCCGGCACCGTCGACCATGATGCCGTCGGGTCGCAGCAGCCAGCCCTCGGGAACATGCACCGGCTCGGGGTACTCGTCCTCCCATCGGCGCTGATTCAGCCATGTCGTCGGGTGAGCGGTGAACTCCAGTGATCGACCCGGCACCTGCGCGTACTTCGATGCTGCGGAGATAATTTCTGCCGGGTCGGTATCTCTAATTGCTATTGACCAAGACTTCCGTGCAGCAGCCTTGCTGATCTTTCTTGGATATACAGACCAGAACGCATCGAAGGGATCGGGGTCGGCATTCTTTGTAACGGCGTTACTAACGGCGTTCGTAACGGCGTTAGTAACGTGTAACACTGGTCGGGACGGGACGGGACGGGACGGGTCTGGCCCTTCTTCGATTTCCTGACTTTTTGCGCGTTCGCGCCATGCGGTCACCCGCTCCTTCGTCTTGGCGCGTTCGGCCTGCACCTTGCTGCGGGTGGGCTGGTAGTCGTGCCAGTCATGGAAGAGGTAGCCCTCGACATGGTCAAGCCATAGGCCAGCGTGAACTAGCTCGGATGCGTCCTCGGCGGTGCCCTGCAGGATGCCGAGGGCCTGACGGCTGACTACTCCATCCGTCAGATGGCACGCCGCGTAAGCGCCTGCCCTGACCCACAGGGCCATCGCTCGATGGCTCAGGCCGATCGTCTTCGGGTGAGACCACAGGTTGTCATCAACCTTGAACCATGTCATGGCTGCCGCCCTGCGGCCTTGATCGCCAGCCACACGTCAAGGCAGTCATCCATGCAGATTTTCTTCAGGCGAGCGCCCTGGTCGATGTCCTCGGGCGCGCACTCAACTAACATCGTCATATCGGTCCCTTCTACGACCGGTCGCGTCCCGGGCCGTTGATGGCGGCGCCGGGACTTTCTTGGTTCGCAGTGGACCTGCTAGGCATGCAAATCATCCCATAGCCCACTGACATGCACCAGGGCCTAGAACGGCGCATCCGCAGCCCACAGGTCTGCCTCGGGTGCCTGTTGCGTCCGTTCAACCTTCCGCATCGACGCCTGGGCGAACCGCAGGCTGGGGCCGACCTCATCGACCGTCACGTCCCAGACGGATCGCTTCTCGCCTTCCTTGGTCTCGTACTCCCGCTGCGCCATCGTCCCGATCACCACGACCCGCTGACCCTCAGTGACCGACTCGGCCAGGTTCTCGGCGATCTGCCGCCAGGCCGTGCAATGGAAGTACGACGGCGGGCCGTCCTTCCACACGTCGCCTTCCTTCACTCGCTTGGTCACAGCGACGGTGAACGTCGCGCGGGCGACCCCGCCGCTGGTGAAACTCAACTCGACGCCCTTGCGCGTCAGATTGCCCGCAATGCTGATTGGTACTGCCATTCCCTGCGCCTCCTTCTCTTGACCTGATCGAGCTGCGACGGCAGGAGGCCGCCCCAGATCCCTTCGCTGTTGCTCGTGATCGCGTAGTCCAGGCACTCGGCCAGGACCGGGCACTGCTTGCACACGCCGATGGCCTGCTTCTGCGCGCGCGGGTCCTCGGCGAAGAACATGTCCGGCTCGACGTCGCGGCACGCCGCCTGGCTCATCCACGGCAGTTGCGCGAAGTCGAACTCGGCCTCCCGCTTCCTCGGCGGCGGCTCCGGCGGCGGCTTGAACGGATTGCGCGCCCGCCGCTGCCGGTCCAGCCGCTGCGCCTCCCTGCACGCCTCGCACGTCGTCTCCCCGAGCCGTCGATGCCGGTCGTATCCGCTGGTTGTCCCGCACTTCGCGACGTTCGGATTCACTGGTATCCCGCCTCCTTGAGTAGCCGCACTGCTTGCTCCAGGGTCATCACGACGGGCCAACCGGCCACCGTTGCGGGGCCGTAGCCATCTGGGCGTATGACGCCGACGCCGATCACGTCCTCGCGCAGCCGGGCCTGTATCTGCCGCGTGATCGCGTTCAGGTCCAGGTCCCGGCGGGCCTTCACCTCGATGTCGACCCCGACGACTCCGGTCACGTCCGTGCCAGGCCGTCCGGCTCCTGCAGGCTCGGCGTAAGGCCAGCCGTTGGCCTTGAGGTAGTCGGCGACGATGCGCTGCGATTCGTACCCTCTGCGCTTGCGATGCTGGCTCATCCGGCCCACCGGTTGATTGAGCCGAGGTCGTTCTTGAACTTGGGCCGTTTCCGCACCGCCTGCAGGCACTGACGGCAGGACCGCAGTCCGGTAGACGAGTAGACGAAGGCGTCCTCGACCGTGAGGTCGTGGCCGTTAGCGCACTGCTGGTTCACCTGCACTTGACGCACCTGCCTTCGTCGGTCGACTCCTGGCCGCCGTGAGTCGCGCAGTAGACGAGCGGCCTGCGCAGGGCTCGAGCGACCTCGACGTTCGCCAGGGCAGCGCTGATCGTCGCCACTCCCGCAAGGGTCTTGGCCATCTCGCGGATCACTAGCTCGTGCTTGCCGAGCAGGCGATGCGCCAGCAGGACGAGGACGCCGAGCAGGCCGATGGCGATCCACTGGATGAGGTCGATCATGCGAGGTTCTCCCAGAGCGTCCGTTCGCTCGTCATGTAACGGGCATCGTCACGAGGTCGACTTTGCGTACTCCAACCTTTCCTTGCTGGTCGCGACGCAATGACTTTCCACCCTGCTGCCTTCAGACTTGATCCTGATTCGTCGGCCTGCGTGTAGGTGATGATCCGCGTGTACCCGAGCGCAAAGGCGGCACGGGCTAGTGCGCCGTACAGGAGCGAGGTCGCATTTCTTGTCCCGTCGCTAGCGACCCGCCAGACCTCTAAGGTCTGACCATCCGCATAGTGCCGAGCCACTGGTCGTCCTGCGCAACCAACGGCAACCAGTTCGCCGTCATCGCTCGCAGCGCCGACGCGCAGGATCGTGCCAAAGAATGTTGTCCCGTTGTGACGATGCCATCGACTGATGCAGTCCTTGAGTGCCTGCTCAGAGATGGGAACCAAGTGCAGACTCACTTTGACTCCCAATCGGTCGTGTACTTGTCCCGCTCCCACGAGTGCGCGCTAAAGCCTTCGCGCTCGGCTGCCGCCGGGTGATCCGTCAGCCAGATATGGCAGCTCCTGCACAGACAGGCCAGGTTGGATCGGTCGAGAATCGACCCGCCACGCGCGCGGCTGACGATCTCGTGGACGTCGACGCTCGGATTCGTGCCGCAGCGCTGGCAGATCGGGTGCTCCTCCAGCAGGAGTGCGACCAGGGGACGACGTTCCCGGTAGAGGGCTTCGCGCTTCTTGCTGCGGAATCTCACGACGCACCTGGCCGCTTCGGACAGTCCTGCCGGTGGCTGCGTACCCAGTACTCCTCCAGCACGGTGCGGATGTGATCGTCGTGCATCGCTCCGCAGTCCTTGCAGATGGCGCGGTAGAACGAGTGCGCTCGTGCTCCGCTGACCCCACCGCAGACGCGCAAGGCGCACTCATGCTTGACGACGTGGATGATGGCCGTGGTCCTCATGTCCACTGCCCGACCGGCTCGGCCTGGAACTGGCTGCGGATCGCCGCCGACAACGTGCGACCCACGTCCAACTGCGCGCCCAGGGTCCGGATGCGCTCCCGGCAGGCACGCACCTTCGCGGCGCACAACTCGGCCTCCAGGGCCTCGCCGGCCGTGACGATGACGGCCTCGGCCTTGCGTGCCTCGATCGAGCCCTCGGCACGTAGGTAGGCCCTAGCCCAGGCGACCTCGTAGGCCTGCTTCGCGCGCACCGCTGCCTCGTCCAGGTCGGCCAGGTCGTGCTGCGCGACCTCCAGCAGTCGGCTGCACTCAGACAGGCGCTTGATGACTTCCAGTTGCGTCGGCAGGCTCACGAGATCGCCTCCAGCAGGATGCGCTGATGCTCCTGCCAGTCGGGGTCTGGGTCCGACTTGCAGACGACCCGACTCGCACGCTGGATGCGCTTCGCCTCCTTGCGCACTTCGCGTGCCCACTCCTTCAACTCGGCAAGCGTTTTTGCGCTGACATGCTTGGAGTCGTGATAGCACCGGTGCTCGGTATTGAGCGTGATGAGCAACTGCCGGACAGTCCGACGGACTCGCTGCTGCTGAGGCCACGGCATTGCAGCGATCTCGTCAGGCGTTGGAATCGTCAGCGGCACTGGTCCTCCTCGATGTGGAGTCGATAGGCGTCGACTGCTCCGCTTTCGTTTGGTGCGCGCTCGCTGAATCCGCAGGCCGTGCAGGTCCAGAACCTCGGCCGTAGTGATGCTGCTTCCAGTGATTGCCGAGAGCGACCTCTGCGCTGCGCCGGTCCGGTGCCTCGCCCGTCTGCTTGCAGATCGCGCATCGCCACTGGTTCACCTCGGCCCATGCCAGCGATACACGCGCACCGGCTTGCCGCTGTTCTTGCCGACCGTGTCGTCGGAGATGGCCCAGTCCCCGGTGGCCTGCAGGATGCCCCGGCGAGCCAGTGCATGCACCGTCGCGCCGATCACCCTCGGGTAGACCCACTGCGGCACCAGGCCGCGCCAGTCATTGCCGCACACCGTCCCGTCGGGTCGGACGGCGGCGCGAATCGCGTCGATGACGGCCTCGCGGTCCCTCGCGTGGATCGGGTCGCCGTCCATCAGGTCGAGCAGTGCTGCCGTGTCGGGGTCGACCCCGTCGGCGTAGAGCCGTAGTTCCATTTGTGCGCTCACTCGGTGACCTCCTTGCATGTCTCGCAGATGAGGACGGCAGACACGACGCGGTGCGGTCGGTCCTCGTTGCATGTGGCGCAGCGGCGCACCGGCAGCTCCTCCATGCGCTCCCGCAGCCACGCACCCATGAGCCGCTTCACGCGCTGCTCGCGCGCGTCGTGGACCTGCCGCAGCACCTGCAGCTCGCCGATGGCCCAGGACGCGGCCCACGACGACAGCCCCTCGATCGACTCGAATCCCTCGCCGAACAGTTGCGCCGGGTCCATCGCGGCCTGGCGCAGGAGCATCACCAGGTACGAGCGCTGCGACTCGGTGCAGGGCTCCAGCGGCATGAACGTGTGCTCGCGGTAGTCCACCTGCCTCGGCACGTTCGCCGGGTTCGCGGCGTCGATCACTTCCGACCACTTCACTGGACCACCTCGGCTTTCCGCGCCGTCCAGCGGGCGACAAGGTCGGCCCTCTCGGCCTTGCCGACGTCGTGCGCCGCGATCTCGTCGGCAATGGACTTCAGCTCGACGAAGTTCGTCGCTGCGTCGATCAACTGCGCCCAGCGCTGAATGTCCTCGTCCGTGGCCTTCGACTGCTCCAAAGACTGCAGTCGCTGCTTCCCCTTCGCTGGCGGTGCCTCAGCGGCGTCGGTGTCGTCCTCGCTCTGCAGTCCCAGCACGGCCTGCAATGCGTACCGGCGCGCGTAGGTGATCCCGCCGCCGGTCTGCTGCCAACTGCTGCCGACCTGGCCGGCCAGGGGACCGAAGTCCAGGCACTCGCCGCTGGAGTGGATGAGCCGCGTGTAGATCAGCAGCCGACCGTCCTGCATCACCACGTCCTGCGTGATCGCTAGGCCGTGCTTGGCGAGAATCGGGCGGACGAGGTCGAGGATCGAGGCCAGGTCGGCGTACTTATAGGAGTAGGTCCCGGTGTTCGCCGTCTTGTCCTTGGGTGGGTTCCGCAGGTCGGCCTGGGCGGCCACCAGGGCTGCGCAGACCTTCGACCTGGGCGCGGTCAGGGTGCCGCCGATCTCGGTCGTCGTCGTCGTGGTCATGTCGCGAACCTCGGCACCAGGCCCTGGCACTTGGAGCCCGGCAGCGACCAGTGCCGCCATCCGGTGCTGCGCTCGGTGACGACGCCGACGAAGGCAGCGTCCTGCGCCCACTCGGGCCAGAGCTGGATGCGCGTGTTCGTGAGCTTCCAGTAGATGCGCTTCCTGGCCTCCCACGAGACGCCCTGCTTCTTCAGTTGGCGCAGGACGATCCACTCGATCCCACCTCGGACTCGCCAAGCGTTGTCGAGGAACTGCCACTTCCCTTGCGCGCTCGACCGCGGATTGCGCGCGCGCGGGTTGTGGTTCGACTCCCTCTTGGCGACGCAGTCGGCGAACGGCCTCCAGGTCGTGGGGATCTCGGCAGCGGCCTGGGCCTGCTCGATGACTGCCGTGCCGGCAGTAGCCGGGCCTGCCATCAGCGCACCGGCGAGGACAATCGACTCGATCATCGGGACTCCTCCCGACGATGCCGCTTGACCCACTCGTCTGCGTAGCGGGCCTCCCGCTCGCGGTCGGCGGCCCAGGCGCGCAGCCAGTGCCCGAGGACGAACGCGCCGCCGACGACCATGCCGCCAAACAAGGCCCAGGCCATGCCGGTCATGCGCTCCTCCCGATGTCGCGCAGCAGCTCGTCGGGGTCGGCGTCGAGCAGCTCGACGGCCCAGGCGAGGTCGGCCTCCAGGCGCTCGATGCGTCTCTCGTAGAGCCGGATCGTGACCAGCAGCAGCGTCACGCTGGCTGCCAGTGCAATCAGTAGTGCTGTGTCCATTTCTGATTTCCCTTCGGTGTTGGCAGGCCTGCCCCGGATTGGGTCGAGGCAGGCCTGCCTGCCTTCGGTATTCAGTTGTGAGAGAGGCCCGCGTGGCGGCGGGCCGTTCCCGGCGCAGATGGGCTTCCCCTTCTCACCTACGCCGGGAACGCAAAGAGCCCCGCTACGCGGACCTACCGGGGGAGAGGTCTCGCGCGCAGCGGGGCGGCATGTGGGCTGGTCATTGACCAGTCAAGAAGTCCAGCAATCGGACGGTTTTTGGCACATTCGCGTGCCAGTGATGCAGGATGCATCTGGAGCACCTCCCCGGTGGTCCGGGGGCTCCTCAGAGGACTTACGCGTTTATGCAGTTATGCACGGACGGTGCATATGCGCATAAACGCAGGCATCACGCTAGAACGTGATGAAAGTCCTCAGGGAGGCCCCCGTATTTCTACGTAAATACAGGGTAGAGGACAGCAAATGGACTTGGCAAGCACTGAGATCCGCATGTCGCATCACCGCAACTTTGGCCGAGAATCGGCTGACGAATCGGAGGGCCACTCACTACCGTGGGACCGTCGGGGGACATTGGGGGCGAAGTGCGAACGCGCGGGGGGGGGGGGGGCTTGAAGGCCCTCCGCCAGGCCTATGAGCAGGAACTGCAGCACCAGCGGCTGAGCCGGTCGGCGATCCGGCAGCGGCTCATGCTCTTCGACCGCCTGGGCGATCCGAGGTCGGCGACCAAGGCCGACGTGATTCGGGTGCTGGAGCCGTTCGAGGGGCCGACACGTCGGCAGTACCTGTCGATCATCCGGCGCGTCTTCAGCGAGCTGGCGGCGATGGGAGTGCTCGACGCTGACCCGTCGGCGGGCCTGCGGATGGGACGGCCACGGCAGTACGAGCCACGGCCGATCACGGAGGACGAGCTGCAGCGGGTCCTGGCCATCGGCGGCAGGATCGCCGAGTGGGCCACGCTGGCGGCCTATGCGGGCCTGCGTCGTGCCGAGGTTCTCCAGGTCGAGCGCGAGCACCTGCTCGCCGACGACCGTGGGCCGACCTTGCTCGTGCCGAACGGGAAGGGCGGCACGAATCTGTCGATCCCGGCGCATCCGCTGGTCGTCGAGGTGCTCGTCGCGCACGGGCCTGGCCGACTATGGCCGATCACGACGGGGACGTTCGACAAGGCCTGGGCGAGGTCGATGAAGAAGAACGGGCTCGACGGGGTGACGTTCCACCGGCTGCGGCACCGATTCGCGACGAGCGTCTACCGCGCCACGGGCGATCTATTGACGACAGCGAAGGTGTGCCGGCATCGCAGCATCAATACGACCCAGGTCTATGCCAGGGTCGCGGATAAGCGGCCCTACGAGGCGGTCCTCGCCATATAGAGCGCCTGTAACGCGAGATCGCCCCCCGTCCCGGTATTCGGGCGGGGGGTGATTCGTCGGGCCTGTAGGGCCTTTGGTCACGATTCGGTAACGGTGGGATATTTGCTGGGTCTTGTGTTGACAGGTGTACAGTGCTCTGTATACTGGTACACATGAGCAGCACCCAGACTAAGGAGACCGCAATGACCCCCGTCATCAAGGACGTGACCATCACCCTCGGCCCGGACGCGGCAGCCGCTGACCGGTGCCGACTGACCGTGACCAGCGACGGGGTGACCGTCTACACGCGCAGCACGAAGTTTGATCCCGGATACTTCGCCCGCGCCGATCGGTACATGCGCGACGCCAAGATCTACCGCGAAAGCGGCTACGAGGCCCAGGGCGACACCCTCGTCGCGCGCGGCCGATTCGCCACCTACGAGTAGCCGAAACCGGGCTCCGGCCCGGTCGTCCAGGGGTGCCGCCCTGGGCCTGATGAGGCAGGCATACCGAGGGAGAAATCATGACCATCTACGCAGTCGAGATCCCGCACCAGCGCAAGCCGATCTGCTGGGTTTCAGACGATGAGGCCGACTTCATCGTTAAGGTCGCAGCCGTCGATGAGGAGCTGCCCATCGAGGCGACCTTCGAGGATGCCGTCGCAGCGACACGGCGGGACCTGTCCAGCCTGCACGTCTTCCGGTCAGCAGACGACGCCGCGCGGGGCTACCTGAAGGGCTGGGATGGCCACCAGTCGGCTGCCGCGATGGACGCGCTTCTCGCCGAGGTCGCGCGGCGCGACTACGAGATTGAGGATCCGCGCCTGCGGCTGCAGATCGTCGGAGCCGTCTGGGATCGCGCGCGCGACGAGGAGCGCGAGGTCGCCGGGTCTGCCTACGACGCAGCCAAGGCTGCCGCCGAGGCCGGGATGCCGGAGGCGCAGATCGCCGAGGCCCTCGGGGTCAATCGGCTCACGGTGCGGCGAGCGCTCGGCAAGTCCTGACGTTCGGATGATTCTCGACTTAGGTCGAGGGTCGTCCCAGCGGCAGGGTGCCGCTGAGAAGGGCAAGACAATGTCGAAGAAGCAAGCCAAGAAGGTCGTCGTGTTCAGCCTCACGAAGCCGAAGTCGGAGGTCCCGTTCGCGACCTTGACCACGCGGCTGAAGAAGTTCCGCGCCATGCGGGCCCACTTCGAAGACATCGGCCTGCGGGTCGAAGTCGAGGGCTTCAAGGGCTGAAACGCAGGAAGGCCCCCAGGATCAAGGTGTGATCCTGGGGGCCTTCTTAGTGCAGTGCCGGGCGACCAACTCCGGGCCGTTCTCGCGCAACGCAGCGGACGCGGTTCGAGATTATCAGATGTTCATGGTCCCGAACGGGGTCCAGGCCGACCAGCCCAAGTAGCGGATGCCCCACCGAGGGAATCCTCGCGGCGCGCGGTCGATCCGGCCGCGCTCGACGTAGTCGTTCGACAGGCACGAGCGGTTGGTCTTCTTGCCGATGGCGATAGCGACGTGGCCGTACTGGCCGCCGGAGTAGTAGAGCAGCGCTCCGCGCGGCGCGTCCTCCGGCTTGCCGCCGCTCGCCTTCTTCGCCTTCGGTATGCGCTCCCAGGCCTTGATGGCCGAGGGTGCCCACGCGCCGACGCCGTAACTCTGCCGGCAGAAGGACTGGCACAGTCCGGTCCAGTCCTGGCTCGGCTCCTTGGCCTGGCCCCAGGCCCAGTCGATGGCCTCGTCCACGGAGCGCTTGAGGTAGCCGCGCTTCGGCGGTATCCAGATCGAGCGAGGCTCCATCTCCGGCACGTCGGCGAACGGCCCGGTGCCCTCCAGCAGGACGGCGTCCTCGTTCAGGGTTGCGGATGGCATCACGGCTCCTCAATAAGCGAAGGGGTTCCCTTGTCGCCGATCTCGGAGGCGACGATGGAGGTCAGCAGGGACAGGACCGCAGCGCCGAGGCTAACGCCCAGGAGCTGGCCCCAGTCGGCGGTAAGCACGTCGAAGGCCTTGAACCCGAGCATCGCGAGCATCGTCTGCGCGAAGGTGCGGATCGCCCGCTCGGCTGCGGCCTTCCAGAAGTCAGGGGTCAGGGTGCTCATGTGCTCTCCTCATCCTTTGGATTGTGCAGTCGCACGTCCTCATAGGCCGCGCCGCCGACGTAGGCGGCGACCACGGTGCCGATCAGCCCGAAGCCGCCAAGTGCGAGGGTCTCGGCGAGACTGGTGGAGTCCCAGCGAATCGCGACGTAGGTCACGATGCAGCCGCCGAAGATCATCGAGCCGAAGATCGCGCGCCGCCGCAGTTTCCACGGCGGCTTGCTCATCGCTGGTTCATGTGCCAGTCGATGTGCCCGTCGATCTTGCCCTCGATGCGGTTCAGTTGATCGCGCACTGAGGTGCCGCCGTTGGGCTTGAACTCGCGCAGCACCTTGTTTAGCCGGGAGTCGATGATCCAGAACAGGATGCCGACGATGACCCCGCCGATGGACAGGACCGTGAGGATCTCGGGCGGCGAGTCGAACCAGGACATCAGGGCTCCACGGGTGGCTCGGGTGCGGCTGGCGGGACGAACACATCAAGGGCCGGGTCGTAGGAGTAGCCCGAGCCCGGATAGCAGCCGCGGAAGGATGCGTTGTACGAGCACTGCAGCCAGGTGCCGGTAAAGCCGGACTCGGCCAGCATGGCCTGGCCGATGGGCTCTGACTCGGGGAATGGCTTGTCGTCCATCGCGGCGTTGGCGACGACGATTACATCTCGGACGATGTTGTCCTGATCGATGCGTGCAAAGTGCCCCATTGGTTTCCTTATCCGAATAGGAGGATGACGATGCCGCTGGAGCCAGCGCCTCCGCTGCCACCAGTACCGCCCGTAATGCCACCACCACCGCCGCCGCAGCCTCTGTTCGCCGGGCTGGCAGCCGCTGCCGCAGTGCTGGAGTTGCTTCCGTTGCCAGCATTAGTCCCGCCAGTGCCAGCGGTGCCGCCGAGCGAACCACCGCCGCCGCCCGATGAATACGTCAGTGCGCTACCAGTGATGGAGTTGCTTTGACCAGCGCCTCCATTTCCACCAGCGGTCGAGGATCCATTAGACCCGACAGCGGTTTGGCCACCGCCACCGCCAGCCCCGTAGTTCGTCGCAGCGACGCTGGAAGATCCACCGGCGTTCCCGGTGTCTGGAGAGCCACCAGCAGAAGATGCAGCACCAGCAGAAGCACCACCGCCGCCACTTCCACCATTGTTCCCTGGTGAGTCAAACCCAGCACCACTGCTGTCCTGCGTTCTGCCTCCTCCCCCACCGCCACCCGATGCCCAATACGCACCGACACGGGAGCCACGTCCATTCATTCCATCGCCGCCACGGAGTCCAGACCCACCGACTCCAGCAGCACCACCGGCACCGACCGTCACCGTCAATGTCCCCGATGGGAGATACGCCCCTGTTTCGTATAGGAAAGATCCACCACCGCCACCGCCACCATCCGTAGCACCACCGCCACCACCACCACCGACGACCAGCACCTCGACCAGGCCCGCCGTGCTGATCGTGATGGACCCAGACCCGGTGAACTGGACGCACGTCTTGCCCCCCACCGTGGTCACCGTCGGTGATCCAGTTGGCGCGGAGCTATATCGGGCTTTTCCCAGGCCGCCACCCTTGACGAACTGCCAGGTGTTCGTCGCTGTCTTGATGAGGGTCCCGCCCTCTTGGATGGCCATGGTCGCGCTTGCGGCGTTCAAGGTCACGCCTGCTGCGGTGCCCACCGTGAACGACCCGGCGGTCCCGATGTTTATGAGATGCACCAGGGTGCCCAGCGGCGATCCCCAGGTCGTGTTCGTCGGGATCGTCACCGTCCCACCCGAGTTGTTGTTCAGGGTCACCAGGTTCCCCGCGTCAGCGGTCCCCAGAGTTCGCGCTGTCGTCGTCTCCGTGTTGATGAATGCACCCTTGATGGTGTCCGTGAGGTCGGCGGCGGTCAGCACCTCCCCCGTCGTAAAGGTCGATCGGATCGCCATGGTGTCCTCTCAGAATCCGAGTTGGTTGATGTCAAGCACGCCGAAGTCGCTGGAGTCGAGCACGAAGCCGGTGATCGCGTCAGAGGTCCTGAACGAGATCAGGTGCCGGTCGATGTCGATCGAATGGCTGATCTCGTCGATCGCCACCGTCCGTGACAGCGCCGACCCGACCGAGTTGATGTTCGGCAGCGACACGGCGACGGTCACGATGTCGGCGAGTTCCAGGTCGATAACGCTCAGTGCCTGCGTCGGGCTGAGCGCGTCCACGATGACGGTCAGGCCGTCGACCCGGAACCGAGGCTCGCTGTACTGGTTGACGAGGAAGTCGGCGATGGCCTGGGCCTGCAGGTTGGTGCTGACGAGGGTGTCCAGCGAGTAGTCGATCTGCCCGTAGGCCGTGATCGAGGACGACGACGACGCCGTCGCAGTGCCGGCGACGACGGTGCCCGCGGTGTATGTCACCGCGACGCTGTTGCGCATCTCATCGGTCAGGCTGGCTGCCTCGAACGAAACGAACGGCACCGAAGTGCCGAACTCGACGCCGCCGCTGGTCGGGTCCTGCACCTGCGCACGGTCGAGGAACGTCGCCATGTTCGACTTGTCGAAGAAGAACGCGCCCTGCTCAGACGACTCCACCTTCGCCAAATACGTCGCCACGTTGGTATTCGCCGTGACGACATCGTTGTCCAGCGTCGCCAGGCCAGTCGAGATGACCCGATGCAGCGTCGGCCAGCCCGCATCGTTGAGCACCGCGCCGACGCGCGCACCGGAGCCCGTCGTGGCCTGCGTGCCCGCCGTCACCGTGGCCTGCGATATCGACGCGAAACCGTCCACGCAGCGCATCACGGCAGTGGCGTCGCCATCCAGGCCGAAGTCGAACATCCAGTCCTCGACCAGGCCCTCGTACAGCGGCTGGCCCGAGTACGTGATCCTGACGCCCTTGCGCGGCACGATGCTGCCGAAGTACGGCGAACCGGTCCCGGCGACGTACTGCGTCAGGTAGGAGGTGCTGGCGTTCGCGGTGCCGTTCCAGCCCTGCGCGACGATCAGGCCGCTACCGCCGAACACGCTGCCGTCGAAGTAGGAGCCGAGGGTAGAGCCGGTTTCAACCAACGCTCTGCGCATCTTCATCGTGCTATCAAGTGGTCTGACAATCGCTGCAGGTCCACTTGTGCCCGCGTACACAGCGAGATTCGCGAATGTGGCACCAACTGGAGCAGTACCCGTCACGTCCAAGCGAGTTTCCGCGTTTGCCTCAAGTGGTTGACGAACACCAGAAGTCGTGGTTGAGATCGATGAGCCTGCTGAGTTATACCAATCAATGGCTATCGCGCGGTTGTCGGAAACTGATGACGTCACATATACGGACATTGTGTACTGCGTGCCAGCAACAACGGCTATTTGTTGCGTCGTTCCGCCTATAACGCCAATGCGCACGGTATAGGGGTTATTCGATGCTGCCGTGGTGACCGTGCTGACAAGGTAGCCATCAACTAACGCGTCCGTGCCAGCACCGCCGGTTCCCCTATTGGTAGTTGACCACCGTTCAAGGCCCGCGGTGTTGAGTGCACTTGGACTCGGGTTCGTCAGCAAGTTGGTCCGAGTCAGCGACGTCGGCGCATACGTCGGGTCGAAGATGCGGCCACGGTTGTCCAGCACCACCTCGGCGATGCCCGGCTGGAACCGCTCCAGCACGCGCGACCGTCCCCTGCGCACCTGGACGCTGCGGACGTAGGAAGTGAGGTCTACCAGGACGTCACCGGCGAGCTTGTAGACAGTGCCGCCGAGGATGCCCTTGGTGGAGTCGTCGAGGGTGAAGTAGTCGCCGATGCCGTTGGCCGCCAGGTCGACGGCTAACTCGACCTTGACCGACATCAGGCCCTCGCGAAGACGGGGCCGCTGGCGCGCTCGTACAGGGTGATGGCCTCGACGACCTCGCGCCCGATAGCGCGCGGGTCCCCGATCCCTGCGCTGATGTTGACGACGAACGTCGACCCGCCAGTGGCCACCGGGGAGCCGCCGCCCGAGATCGAATCATTCGGCACGATCACTCCGGGCTGCTTGGGCACGAAGACCTCGGGGCCTTGCTCCCCAACCAGGTAGGCAGTGCCGGGGCCGACCGGGCCTCCCTCGGCGCGCGGCACGAGGGAAGCACCGGCGACCACGTTGACCGCGCGGTACTCGACCTCGACGGTAATGCGCGTCTTCAGCTTGGACTGGACCCAGCGACGGAACGCCTCGGACTCCTCGGCGATTTTCTCCTTGGCGCTTTGAATCATCGACACCGCAGACTGATCGCCGACGATCGCGAAGGCCTCGGCCATCGGGATGCCGAGCAGCGTCTGCGTCGTCAATGCCAGCGCCTGGTAGTTGGTGTTGAGCTGCTCCAGCTGCGCGGGATTGTTGGCGAGGTAGTTGGCCAGGCCGATCGCGGCATCGGGCGGCAGGGTCAGGATCTGCTGCGCGAGCGCCTCGGGGATCTTCGTCGCGATCTGGGAGATCGCCTGGACGGCCTTGCCCTGCTGCTCGATGTCGCCGAGCACCATCTGCACGACCTGCTCAGGCGTCAGCGGCTGACCCTCAGCGCCCGTCATCGAGAACTGGATATTGCCGAGCACCGTGTCCGATACGGCCTTGGCGTAGGAGTCCAGCGCGTCGGTTGCCTGCTTCACGATGCCGACCTGCGTGTTCACGACCGACCGGAAGGAATCGAGCCTGGACTGGAAGGCCTCGACCATGCCACCGGCGATCACGGTCCCGCCGCCGCCGAAGGACAGCTTTAGGCCCTCGATGTCGGCGCTGATCTCGGCGGCGGCCTGCTTCCACTTGATCGCCAGGTCCTCCGCGGCCTTGCTGCCGCTGGATGAGGTACGACGCGCCTGATCGTCGAACTGCCGAGTCGCATCGGTGGTCTGCTGAATCTGCCGACGCGCGTCCTCAAACTGACCAGCGGCTGCCTGGGCGGCAGTGACCAGATTGTTGCCGCCTCCAAAGGTGCCCATGCTGAAGTCATTGACGAATGTCGACGTTTCGGCGGCAAGTGTCTGGATGGCTCCTAGGAAGTCGCCCTTCTTGACCTTGTCGATGGCCTGTGCCATCTGCGCGAAAGCCGCCGAGAACTGCTTGAGGCCGATGATCGCCGTCTTGCCGATGAACTCGCCGATGCGCCCGGCAGCGGCCTCCAGGTACTGAATGTTGGTTGTCACGTCGTCGAGGCTGCCTGCAGCCTCCTCCAGGCCCTTGATGAACCCGCGACCGAAACTCTCCTTCAGCTCGTCGAATGCGATACCCAGTTGCGAGATGTCACCTGACAGGGTGTTTGCGGCCTCTGCCGCTTGGCCTTTGAATGTCTGCGAAAGCCCGCCGACGATCCTGTCGAAGTCCTTGGACTTCAGCGTCGCCTGGTCAAGCCCGGTGCCCAGTCGTCCTAGGGCTCCCGTATTCCCATCAGCCGCACGGGCCAGTGCGTTGCTGACGGCTTCAAGGCTCTTGCCGCTTCCTGCGCTGATGTCGAGGCTCAGGCTCAGCAGTTCCTGAGCCTCCTTGACGTCCCTAGTCGAGCGCAGCAACCGATCCATCGCAGGACGCAGCTGCTCGTCCGAGACGCCGGTCGCCCTCTGTTGCGCATCTATGAAGCCCTCGACTGCGGTCGTTGCCTCCGCGAGTCCGAGGTTGCGCAGGGTGCGCGAGAGTGTCGCGGCAGCGCGCTCATCATCAATGAATGCCTTGACGGCATCGACGCCGAATGCCACGGCCATCGCGCCAGCAGCCGCACTAGCCCCGATCAGGGCTGGGCCTAGGACGTTCTTCATAGTTCCGGCCAGGCCGGCCATTCCGGTGCTCGCTGATGTGCCGCCTGACCGGAGCCGATTCAGGTCGGCAATAGCTCGGTTGATGTCGCGGTCCGTGTAGTCGCCCTTGATGACTACGTTGATCGGCTTCGCCATCAGGACAGCCCAAACCGTGCCTGCGCGCGCTCAAGGGCACGGTCAATCTCATCAGCGGCCTGCGGTCCTTTGGAGATCAGGGCAGCCCCAAGGGTCCTAGTCGTCTTCTTTCCGTTGATCGTTGGAATTGCGCCCCACTTGCCGATGATCTCTTTGTTGAACCTTGACCCTGGAGTCTCGGCACCAGCAGTCGAGAAGATGGCTAGCGCCACGTCCTTCTTGCTGTAGGCACGTCCGCTAATCCCAGTTGTCCCAGCGCCTCGCACTCGCGTCTTGCGAACACCAGTCTTGATGTCACTGTCTGCTCGCCGCTCGCTCCAAGAGAAATCGCGTCCATCACGCGCATGAGTCCACTGGCCCCAGCCAGGCGAGCGCCGCTCGCGGTTGCTGGATCGGCCACCTGCGAGGATGAGGTCTGGGGTCCGATCGCGCGCATCCTGCGCGACGACTCCTACTGCCTGCTTTACCTCGGCCTTGAGGATGTCGTAAATCTCCTTGTTGAACTTGGAGAGCGCCTCGACCAGGCGGCCAGCGCCGTCGACTTCGAGAGTCATCGGCATGACGGTCACCTCCTCTTGGATGCCCTGCGGGCCTTCTCGCGCTCGCCCTGCTCCCAGCGCAGGAACATGCTCATCGTGTGGATCATCCGGTCGTCGTGCTGCAGCAGCTCGTGCGGCGTGCAGCCCCACGCGCGCGCTAGCGCGACGACTCGCCAGTGCTCGCTGGTTCGGCCAAAGGGACGGTGTCCTCGGCAGACTCCCCGAGGGCCATCGAGTCGACTTGCTCCAGCCAGGTGTCAAAGTCCTTCTCGGTCGACTTCCGGCGGTTCAGGACATGCCAGGCGAGCCAGAGCATGTCGCCCAAGAAGCGCTCCTCCAGCAGCCGCGCGAGCGACTTGCTTGTGTGGCGCTCCCAGGCGACGAGGTCGACCGTGGAGGCTGAGGCGTCCACGGTCGAACCGTCGTCGTAGGTGATGCTGATTCGCAGCTGCATCGCAGTGTCCTATTCGTCAGGCCGTGGCGCGGGTGACGGCCCCGGTGATCGGCCAGGACACGCTGACCGTCGCCAGGTCTCCGACGGCGGAGTCGATCGGATTCCAAGCGTTGACAAGGACGTCAAACTGGTACTCGGGGTTGCTGGTGCCGATGGTTGCGGTGCCGCCGGGACGGACCTTCACCGCTGCAGTCGCTCCGAGATACGGGTAGACGGTCGCGTCCAGCGCGCCGCCAGCCATGTCCTGATGAAACTCGAAGTCGACAGTGCCCTGCTTCAGGCCGCCGATTCTGGTCCTCCAGCCTCCGTTGCTGCCGAACGCTGTCGTCTCGACGTCGTCTGCTTCGAGGCTGATGGTCACGCTGGCGCAGGACGTGGTGATCGTACCGCCAGCGAACACGATCACCGGATCGGTGACCACGTACTTCGCCATGATGACTCCTTATTGTGCGATGACCTCGACGGAGAACTCCGCCGTGAGGTAGGTGATCCCGTCGTCGAGGACGATCGGGCCGTAGTTCGACATCGACTGCACGCGCAGGTCGAATGCCTTGCCCCCGAGCTGCCGATCCGACTGGATCGCGCGCTTGAGGGACGTCGAGGAGGTCGGGTCGCAATACCCGTCCAGGGTGTTCTGCGCGGTGCGCTCGTTCCACCGGCCCACGATGACCTTCACGGTGAATGAGTACGTGTCAGCGCCGCGACCCATCGCAGTGTCGAACGAGATGCCAGTCGGGATCACGTAGGCGATCGGTGGCTTCGGGTCATCCGGGACGTAGGCGTAGGCGCGCAGTCCAGTTACAGACCCTAGATTCGTCGCGATGCCGGCGCGTAGTTCGCTAACGGTCGTCATGCGATGCCGTAGGCCTGCGCGTGAACGAACGGCTGCAGGATCGACTGCACGTCAGGGTCGACGCGAGAGACGCGCATGGCCCCGAGGTCGCCGAAGCCGGCCACGCCGAGAGGAGAGTCGAACCTCTTGTAGAACCGCGACGCCAGGACGATGCAGGCCTGCTTGACCTCGGTCGGCACTGCCGTGCCGTAGCCGAAGTTAGCGGTCACGCGCACCGTCGCCTCGGCATCGAGGGTCGTGGTGAAGGAGTAGTCCCCGATCATGCGCAGCCGATTGGCCGGGAACGCCAGGCCGACGGAGCGCCGGTTCAGCGGCTCCAGTTGCAGGTCGGTGGAGTTGTTCAGCGTGATGTCGTAGACCTGGTCGGCGCTCGACGAAATCTCGACCGTGAGCGCGGTCCCCGCGACGTCGTCGATGTCGCACACGATCCGGCTGGCCGGCACGTAGTACCGGGTGGCCGTGCCGGACTGGTAGAAGTGCCGGGCGCAGTGCGCGTCGATCGACCGGGAGGCTGATTCGACGGCGAGTTCGAGCAGCGTGTCGTCCTGGGTGTCGCTCTGCGGGATTCGGGCGGCGGCCTTGATCTCGTTCAGGGTGCAATATCCGTTGACGATTGGCACGGTCCCTCCTCTCCTATCTCCTCGGCCAGGTGGTCGAGGATCGGTCGCCAGTGACGCGCGTACACGACGTCGGCGTCGTAGCTATCGCGCGCCCAGGCTGCAGCTGCGTCGCTGCGCACCTGGCCCTGCTGGTACATCTGCTCTAAGGCATCGACCATCTGCGGGACGCTGGGCGTCGAGAACCAGGCGTGCTGAGTCGCGTCCCACCAGGGCTGACCCGTGACCTTGATGGAATCCGGACCAGCCAGTTCGGCCTGGGCGCTGAAGTCCTGCGTGATGACCCGAAGTCCGCACGCCTGGGCCTCAAGCTGGGTGATGCCGAAGCCCTCGCCCATCGTTGGGTTCAGCATGACGTCGGACCCGCTGTAGATGGCAGCGAGTGCCTCGGGCGGGATGCCGATGCGCATTTGGTACTGGTTGATGAACTTCGTCTTGTCCTTGACGCCGCAGGCCTCCAGCAGCGGGTCCCACTGGATGCCCGTCATCGCGCCGAACTGCTCCGAGTGGATGAACAGCCGCGCATCGTCGTGCTTCGCCGCGAAGATCGAGAACGCCAGCACCTGCTCGCCGAATGCCTTGCGCGTCGGCACGCCCTTGTTTGCGTTCGCGATCAGGACCACGAAGTGATCTGGGTCCCAGCCGGTCAACTGCCGCCCGGTGATCCGCTTGCCGTCCTGCTGCTCGACGTGTTGCGTCGGACGAAACACTGCCTCGATCGCGTGCGGCGCGTAGTGCGCGTCGATGTCTCGCCGGTGCAACTGCTCCTGGCCGAAGAGGCTCATCGCGATCGGATGCACGTTCGGCTTGCCGCAGAAGGCCGCCACCGCTGGCGGGACCGGCATATGGTCGACCGGAAGCCAGGGCACCACGTTCATCGACTCCCACTGCGGACTCGTGAAGACGTGGACGTCGAACAGCGTGAACATGATTGGAGTCATGCCTGGGTGCTGCTTGATCCAGTCTCTGTAATACGGCGCTGCCATGTCCTGGCTGTAGACGTCCATGCCGCGAGGCCAGACGTCGATGCCCTCCCAGCTCGTGGATGCGGCCTCTAGGCCGTAGTTCGCCGCGATGGCGATCCGATGGCCATCGGCGACGATCCGGGGGATGACCTGGGCGGTCTGCTGTCCGTATCCCGTGGGTGCCCACGGTGCATTGGACAGCCAGACTCCAGCGATCCTCTTTCCGTTGCCGCGCGCGGCGCGACGACGTGCTGCACGATCCATTGAAACCTCGCAGTGCTCGCAGTGGGTCCACCGGCCCGCCGACCGCCCACTGCGAAGACGCGCGGGCCGGTGGAGTCGATGAAGGGGCGGGGCCGCAGCCCCGCCCCTTTTGTGGTGCTAGGCGGTGCCGCCGACGAAGTGCTTGACGGCTGCCGACTGGCCCAGGTCGCCCCAGATCCGCATCGTCGCTCGGAAGCCCACCTCATCGGTGTCGAAGTAGGCGTCGTCGCTGCGTGCGATCTCCAGGCCGCCGACCATGCGGGTGTGGTAGGAGCCGGTCCATCCGAAGAGGACGGACTTGACCGCCGTTCCGGTCGCGGCAACGTCGGGGTTCTCCACGATCTCGAACCCGAGCAGGGTGTCCGGGCTGCCGACTGTCGCCGCCGGCACGAAGAGGTAATTCCCCGCCGTGTCCTTGAGCTTGCGGATAGCGCCGATCGTGGTCCGGCGGGCCATGAAGCGAGCGCCGCGACGGATGTAGGCCGAATCGACCGAGTGAACAAGGTCGATCAGGTTGTCGGCTGTCGGTACGCCGGAGACGCCCGTGCCGCCGGTCACGCCCGAGCCTGAAGCGGTGACGATGCCATTCGGCTGCACTGTGCCGGTGCCGGTGGTGAGCAGTCCGTTGGCCTTGATGCCGATAGAGGTGCCGAGCGACCTACCCAGGAACGCGACCAGGTCGATGCCGGAGTCCGTGAGGATCTCGCGGCTGACGACCGTGAGCACGGCCACCTTCTGGCTCTTCAGCGTGATGCTGCTGAACGTCGGATCGAGCGCGGTGATCTGCGTCGCCTCGGCGATGGCCGTGGCTGCAGGCCGGGTCGACTCGACCGGCACCTTGATGTCCTCGCCGGACGCGGTGTTCAGCAGGGTCACGTAGTTGCCGTCGACCATCGGGCCGACCGTCACCAGGTTCTCCTGGATCACGTCGTAGAACGACTGCGGCACGATGCTGGAGTCGTCGGTGGTGTTGAGGTCGCGGCGCTCGAAGGTGTAGGAACGCATCTCGCCAGCGGCGAGGGACCGGACGATGTCGGCGTCGGTGCGGGCGACCTCGATGCGATTCCCGCGCACCTCTGGGGCCGTGATGACGCTGGCAGCGATGTCGGCCTCGCGGGCCTCGGCGGCCTGCAGGTCAGCGATGACCTGGCCGCGCTTGTCGATGTCCTCCATCATGCGCTGGTATGACTGCTCCTCCTCGCCGGACAGGTCCCGGCTCTCGGAGGCGGCGCGATCGAGCAGGGACTTGGCAGCGTGCCAAGCCTCCTGGCGCGCCTCGATCTGGCGCGCAAGATATGCACTCATCTTCTTTCCTTTGTTCGGAGTGATCGCAGTGATGGCAATCCGCTGCGGCTCCGCACGCGGGAACTACCGGCCAGGCTCCTGGCCGAGAACTAGAGGGACTTGGCGATCAAGTCCAGCTGCTTCTGCAGCACTGAAAGCGGCACCGACGGCTCGGCCTTCGGCGCGGCCTGGTCAACGACTGAGCGCAGCAGCTCGGCTTGCGCGTCGGTGAGGCTGCCGTCGATCAGGGCCTCCATCGCTTCGGCGATAGCGTCCTGATCGGCTTGCGCGCGGACGGCGAGAGCTGAGTAGTCCCGCACCTGCGCTGAGGTGGCCTCGTAGGCCGGGAAGGTGACTACAGAAACCTCGTGCAGACGGACCTCGCGCAGGGTGCGGCGAGACCCGTCCTCATTCCACGAATCGCCGCCCTTGGGGACGCTGAAACCGAACGACATCGAGTCGACGTCGCCGCGCTGCATCGAGACCGACAGGTCCCTGCCGTAGGTGGTCTCCGGCAGGTCGGCCTCGACATGCAGGCCCTTGGAGTCCTCGGCCAGTCGCAGCGTCTTGGCGCGCGTGGTCCCGAGCACGCGGCTGGTGTCATGGTTGAGCAGCATCCGAACGTTGTTTCGGGACGACAGCGAGCGCTTGAACGCGCCCGGCGCGATCGTCTCCACGAACGGCAGCGGCTGGCTCGGGCTGTCGAAGACTGCGGCGTAGCCACTGAAGGACATGCCGTTGCCGGCCTGCCGCAGCTCGAAGTCCTCGATGGTGATGGAACGCTGTTCGACGCTCATCGGCGTTGTCCTTCCGTCCTGGATCGCCTGCGCTGTCCTTGCCAGCCAGGCCCTCGCGGGATCAGGGTTAAGGGGATCGATTCCCCACAGGTAGTGCGCAACCGCGCCAGCTCCAGGCCAGCGAGGATCGTCCGAGTCGGAGTTCTGCCCGGCCTGCAGGTCGACTGCATGGCGAGCGGCCCAGGCATTCGCGCGGATGACCTTGTCGTCCGACATGTCGCCGCCAGCGATGGCCCTGGCCTCGCGGATCGTCTGATCGGTCAGGCCGTCGCCGCCGAATCCGTCGGCGCGCAGGTCGAGGCCGCGCTGCGCTGCCCGTGCCATGTAGGCAGGAACCTGGGCTCGCAGGTCGACGGATCGCGAGGCCGGGATGTCAGCCGGGTCGATGGCATCGATCCCGAGAGCAGCGAACGCTGCCCGGTTCGCCGGGTCATTGTCGACGGCCATGACCACGTCGTAGGTCTGCAGCAGCTCCTCGGCCATGTCGGCCTTGAAGTCAGGCGTCGAGTCGTCCTCGTCGTCGGGCTTCATCAACAGCGCGCGATAGGTCACGCCGATCCGGTCGAGGTCTGCCTCCGTCGCCGATCGATCCGACTCCAGCCGGGCGGTCAGCACGAACAGCGAGCCAGGCTGCGCGAGCACGAAGTCGATGACGCGCTGGATTGGCCGATCACCGGCCAGCAGCGTGCCGTCGATGTCTGTGATGACGGCAGCAGGCCCGCCAGCGAGGCGCTCGCCGCCAGGCTCGATGCCCTCGGCGATGCTGACGGCGACCATCTGGTCGATCGCGGCCTGCTTGGTGGCATGGCAGCCGATGACCTCGCCGTCCTCCTTGATCGTCGCCCAGCCGTCGCATCCAAGCGCAGAGTCGGTGATGAAGTACGGCACTAGAGCACCTGCCGGAGCCAGGCGACCGTATGGCCGGTGTCGCTGCTGATCGCAAACAGTTGCTCGCCAGGCTGCAGGTCGATCGTTAGCCGCTCCAGCTTGAACAGCGGCAAGCCGTTGCTGGTCGTGACGTTCGCGCCGCCCAGGTACATCGTCTTGGTGTTGTCGATGTTGGCGACGTGCAGGATGGAGGCCGACGCCGATGCGCCGTCGATCTGCACCGGGGTCGCGGTCCCGATAGTCGTCTGCCCGCTGCTAATCATCACTGCACCTCGTAAAGGCTCGGCGGGTTGATCGGGTCGAGGGTCGAAAGTGCCTGCAGTTGCGTGGACGGCACTCCGGTGTGATCGATGCTCGGCAGGCCGAGGGCCTGCAGCACTGACGCCGGGTCGAAGCCGCAGTACACCAGCCGCTGAGCCATCTCGACCCGCTTGCTGGTCTCGACCAGGTCGGCGGCTTGCAGGTTCACGTTCGCGAGCGGGACGCGGTAGGCGTCGCCGCCGTCGACCGGGGTCATGTCCTCAAGTCGATGGATGTCGTTGATCGACAGGAACCCGGCCTGTGTGCCGATGGAGTACGCCTGATAGCGATCCTGCAGCGATCCGCGAAGCAGTCCGTCGACGTTGAACCGCAGGAAGGCCCGATCAGGCAGAAGGCTCGAGTACGCCTCCTCGATCTTGGAGATGTACGGCAGCAGCGTGAAGGTCACGAACTGCCGCGCGTTCTCCTCCACCGAGGCGTAGGACATCGCGCCCGGCCTGGTGACCTGCAGCATGTGCGGCGGGATGCGGAACGCACGCGCGAGGGACTCGACGGCGAACTGGCGCGACTCCAGCATCTGCGCTTCGTTCGGGTCGACGCCGGTCTTCATGAACTTCGCGCCGCCAGCGAGGATGCTCGGACGGTGCGCGCGCCGCAGGCCACGGTGGGCCTGCTCCCAGCCGTCTTGGATGCGCGCGGCCTGCTCGGCGTTCAGGTCGCCGGGAACCTCGATGACGCCCGACGTCGTGGAGCCGGACCCGAAGAAACGCGCGGCGAACTGCTCAAGCGCGCCGGTCAGGCCGAGGGTCTCCTTCAACTCCTCGACCCGGCTTACGCCTCGCAGATGGCCGGGCTTGCGCAGCTCGGTGATGTGCCGCATGTCGTCCTCGGCGACGACGAACGCGCCGTGATCGATGACGTACTCGATGCGGCCCTGGCGGTTCCGGCGCACGATGACCCGGTTCGGGTCCAGCACCGAGAGGGCCACGACCTCCTGCGTGGAGGGCGAGCGGATGATGCGCACGAACGCATTGCCGTCGATCATCAGCGAGCACAGCACCATGCCCAGGTGATCGGAGCGCGGGATCGACTGGTCGGGCTCGGGATTGTCGACCCAGGCCGGGCGCGGGCGGTACGGACGCCGCTGGCCGTCGAACCGGACGAACGTGTCGACCGGAAGGCTGCTGATCGTGTCGGAGATGATCCGCACGCAGGCGTAGAAGACTTCAAGCCGGAGCGCGGTGTCCTGGTTGACCGTGACGCCGGCCAGCGACTGGCGCGGCAGCTCCTGGCCTGATGCGAACAGCGACTGGAACGTGATCGCGCGCCGCTCGAAGAGTCGCTCCAGCATCAGCGCTCACCGGCCAATGAGATCCCGGCGAGGATGAGGGCGACGCCGCCGACGATAAGGCCAGCTGGCCAGAAGATGAACCCGACGCCGATGGTGATGGCGGCGAGGCCCGCGGCCTGAAGCCAGGTAGCCATGACGCCTCCTCTACGCGAAGAACTGTGGGACCGGGGCGACTGGTGCCTCGGTGAAGTGGCAGGCCCGTTCGAGGGCCATGATCGACGCGACCGCGAGGTCGATCTTCTTGGCCGACATCCGGCCTTCCTTGCGGATGCGTGTTCCACGTGAATCACTGGTCAGGACCGCGTTGCTGACGTGTCGCGCCAGGCTGGGGTTGCCGTCGTGCGTCATCTGCCGGCCGTTGATGTAGTCGGTGAAGCGCTGCGTCGCCGGGCTCATGCGCGCGGCAGTCTGCGGGAACTCCACGACCGGGATGCCCTCGTCGGCGAGTACCTCCAGGGTGCGAGCCCAGCGGAAGGCGTCGGCGATCACCTCCACGACCTGCCAGCGCAGGCAGGCGGTGCGGATCGCGTCCTCCACGTCGAGGATCGGGACGCGCCAGTCGTGGTCGTCGGTCGGCCGCTCCCAGAGGCCGACGACGGACAGGTGCGGGAACTCGCCGACCTCGACGGCGACCACGGCAGTCGAGTCGTCACGGAACGATCCGTCGAGGGCGAGCACCACGCGCGCCCCGTCAAGAATCGGTCGTGGCACTTGGCACTCGTCCCAGGCCTTCTGGCTCAGCCAGCCGCCCTGGATGCTGACCGGCAGGTTCCACCAGTAGCGCTGCCACTCGGCAGGCGACACCTGGGGATCGTCGAACGATCGAGCGATCGACTCCAGGTCCATCCACGCAGCCGCCGGGCCGTAGACCTCCTTGAGGCCAGCGAGCCGGTCGCGCTTCTTCGACACGTCCCACTTCGAGGAGGCCTGCTTATGGTCGAACAGCAGCGAGTCATCCTTGCTGCGTCCCTCGACCTGCTGCCGCCAGTAGTCGAACGTCCCCTCGGCGACCGAGCCCTCGCCAGGCGCGAACATGGTGGTCGTCTCAAGCGCCCAGCCTGCGGCGGCCTTGCGCTTGAGCAGGTTCCGAAGCACCACCTGGTGCATCCGCTTCAGCCTTGGATGAACCCAGAGGTGCGTCTCGTCCATGACGCAGTACGTCGACTTCGCGCCATCTTTCGAGGAATCCGCAGCCGACTCCGGCGACACGATGCCGCCGCCAGGCAGCAGGATGCGAGTGAGCCCGACGTCGATCCGCGGATAGTCCCGGCGCAGCGCAGCCGAGCAGGTCTCCTGGTGCAGCATGTAGGCAATCGCTTCGTAGGTGTTGCCCGACTGCCCCAGCTCCGTGGCGAAGCACAGCACCTCGGGACGCTTCACGGGCACGCCGACCGGCTCGCCGACCGCGTACTCGTAGCCCCAGGCCGAGACCTCGCCCTTGCCGGCAAAGTGATCGAACCGCACCGGGCCGATGGCCTCCGCAGCGCCGACCATGGCGGCAAACTCAGACTTCGCCCGCCCCTTCGGCCTTGATAGGACGGCGCGACGGATAGCCCGCGACCCGTCCTTGCCGACGCGGTACGCCCTCAGCAGGAACGCGGCGAACTCGTCGTCAAGGACGATCGGCTCGCCCTCGATATCGCCCGGCCCGTGGACTAGGTAGTTCTCGATCCAGTCGAGTAGCTGAAAGCCGAGGGTGTCCTGCTCACGAAGCGTTGACGACATTCAGCAGCCTGGCCTTGCGGGCCTTCGGGACCGGAGTCTTTGCGACCTGCTCGACCTCGTCCTCGATCTGCACGCGAAGTCGCAGCCGGTCCTCCGGCGTCGCGCCGAACTTGCCGACCCGCAGCCGCAACTCAGGCGCCACGCGCTCTGCGCCATTCCACATCATCGAGTGCAGCAGGGCCGTGTCGGTGAGAAAGTCCCAGTCGGTGACCGTGAATGTCTGAGCCTGCGGAGAACGACGCCAGGTGTCCCACCAGGCCAGGGTGCGAGGGTGCCAATCGCCTGCGGGCAGCTCCGGGCCGCGCAACTGATCATCCATTGCGACGCGCTTCGTGATCGCGTCGCGGCGCTTCTGCTGCGCAGCAGACTGCAGTTGCGGCTTCGGCGCTCGGCCAGTTCCAGGCATGTTTCCTCGCAGTTGGTGATTGATAAAGACAGCGGACTGAT